AACCCATTAATTTATAGAACTCGTCTCTACTCTTCTTTTGTTTTTCAGTAAGTTCTATCTTAGGTTGTTTCTTCTTCAAGGCAAATTGTCGTTTTAATTCATTTATTTGTGCTAGTTGTTTTGCATCTTTAATATCTCTTGTATCGTAATTTCGTATTCCTCTTATTCTATTTAGAATACAACAATTACCAAGTTCACTATTTGATAAACCATTTATTAATTTTTGAAATTTCCACCAATGAATATGTTGTGTTGATATATCTATACCATAGTCACTCATAAATGATGCTTCGATATAATCCATATCTTCAACATAATCCATATCAGGGTCTAAGTTATTACTTGTTTCTTCATACTCTTTATCACATAGTAAAAATCTTCTACCTAATTCCAATAATTTTGTATGATTTTCAAAGTCGTGTAAACCTTCTTCTCCATAAAGTTTATAAATAATTGCTAAGGCACGTTCATAGTCTCCTATACCGTCTCTTTGTGTTATTTCGTTACACTCTATCGCAACCCTATAATCAGTGTTTATTTTATATCTTTTTCCGTTTACTTCAACATATTCAGGATACATTATTTCAACACTTCTTTACTTGCGTCAGTTGAATACATACTTTCGATTTTATTAATAATGTTTTCCTTTTTAATCTTTAATTTAGGTAAAACATACTTTGAAATAATATCATTTATTTCTTTTAATCTAGTCCAACCCATTTTTCTTCCGTGTAATAGTTTTTCAACACCATTTTCTCCTAGAAATTCATTATATATTTCAATTTCACGTTTATAAAATTCATTGTATATTTTAATTCTTTCTAGTTCGTTTTTAGATAAATAATCCTTTTTATTCTTTGTATCTTGTTTCTTAGATAAAATAACTTCTTGATTTTTTAACCAATTTCTATTTTTACGTTCTTCTTCTATCATAGTTGCATATTTTAAAGGTAATTCTATATCTTCCAAGTCAAAAACCAAATATTCCCCTGTTTTTTCTCCGTCCGCTGTGACAATATCTAATCTAAGTCTATCGTCATTATTTAATTTAATAATATTATCCATTATTTATCCTCTTTCTATAATAAAAAAGGCGATATAGTTTTTCCTATACCACCTTAGGTTACTTCTATAAACTTACATTTATAAATGTAGGTACACCATTTTCAATTGATGCAGTTCCTTCTTCAGGGTCTCCATTGAAATATAAATTATATCCAATTTCCGCACCTGTATATGAAGAAACAGTTAATAGGGCATCACTAAGTTTTGCTGAGTAAACGCCACCTTCTCCGTCCCAAGTATCAATTTCTAACACTTCAGTAGTATAGTTAAGTTTATCTCTTCCTGCGTTAGCAAATTCGAAAATAGGGTCGTTTTTGTAACATTTTTGAGTTACACTTGATTGTTTTTGATTTCCTGTATGGTCGTTTCTTGCAGTGTCCTCAATAATCCATTTTTCAGTATCTACTTGAGGGTTGTAAGAAGTCTCTAAGTCAGTAATACCAACACCTATTAACTTCCAAGTTTTTGTATCAGTATGAGGTGTGATATTCATAAATCTTAGGTATTGAGAAGTTTTTAACTTTTCAATGTTTTCAGGAATAACAACGTTATTATTCATAATCTCCTCCTATAAACTTATTATTTCTTCTTTATTAAAATCAATATATCCTACTTCGATTGTTATATCGAATATAGAACTATCCCCGTCGTCATTTGTTAAAAATGTTCCACAGGATAGGCATTTTATTGATTGTATTCCTTTTATTTCGGGTAAAACACCTTTATCATTATTAGATTTGATTTTCTTTTCTAAATCTTCAAAAAAACCAATATTTGCTAAATTATCAACTACTTTTTGTGAGTATCTTCTTCTACTTCTAAAAGAATATACGTCTCGATTTTCACTAGCACTTATTATCCAATCCTCAACCTCAGGTTGAGTTGGCATTTTATCTAATGAATAATCTCCAATGTTGTTTGATAACATATTTGCGTTGATTAAATAATCTTTTGTATTTGTCATATCGTCGATTAATTGCATCATATACTCTTTAATCTTAGTTATTCTATATTCTTTCACGATTTCCTCCTAACAAATTTTTGAACTTCATTGACTACTTTTTCGCCTTCGACGTTCCACATACGTTTATCCCAATATGTTCCTGTCCCGGGTGTCGTATAATGTTTAACTACGTGCGTTCCGTCGTCCCTCATACCATAATATTGATAACGGGCATACGGTTGTTCATAGACAATATAAGTGGGGTTTATATCGACTATTGTTCTCAAATTCCCCTCGTCCATAGGAACATATTTATCCATATGTTTATAACAAGTATTTGTAAAGAATTGTTGTACTCTTCCGTTTGCATCTATTCCTAGTCTTGCTTTTATCTTGCTAGTAGGTGCTAAAACTGTCTTAGACATTAAATACCTCTTATATGTACGTGTTGTCTTGTTCCAAATTTATTATTTGTCACGCTATTAATTGTATATGTTTTATAACCGCTCAAATCGTTTATTGATACACTATCGTTCTCTAGTATTCCTTCTACCATAATATCGCCTTTAGATATGTTTTCAATATCAATATCATTAAATTCATATGGTATTCTAACAATTATGCTATTCGCATCATTTACGCCTTCTTTTATAGAAGCGTTGTCTTGTTTATAAATCCATACTTTTGGATATTCATACTTTGTGTAGTTTATATCTCTATTTTCAGTATCTCGTCCAACGTGAAATATTGTTAGTGAACTATTAGTTATCAATTCCGCAATATAATAGGTGTTCGCTATTATATTCAACACCTAAAAGTCCTATTCTAACTGTACTTTTTAAAGCACTTTCTTTTGATTTCACTATATCTTGAACTTGTCCTGCTGTTATATAACTAACACTATATCCGTCGATATTCTCGCTTGAAACACCATTTGAACTTGCTATGCTATTTTGACTATCTAAGAATAATTGTAATTGATTAATTAAGTTATAATCGCATACTTTTACTTCTTGAGGTATATCTTCATATTCAGCATCTATTAATCGGTTAAATGTATAAAGATTAATTAATCTTCTTGCTTCAAATTCTAATAAGTTAAAAGGTGCTTCGTCAGTAAGAGTACCACCTAAAGTTTTATAATCTTCGAACTTTAAATATTGTCCCTTAAATTCCATAAGCACCTTCCTCCCTTATAAACTATAAACTAATGTTTGTACCTTTATAAATAATTAAATCTTCAGTAACTGCTTTAGTTCCTTTGTAAGCAAATAAACCAAATGCTGTTGCATCACTTAAATCAACTTTTTTAGGGTTGTAAATTGAAGTTCTAATTGGTTGTGCTACTGCACCGTCTACCATTACAACATAATCGCAACCTGCTGGTAAAAATACACTTGAATATACTTTTACGTTATTAAATGTTCCTTCTTCATAGTTAGGAACAACACCTAAGTTATTTGAGTTAGGAATTGCGTTAATTTCGTTTCTTAATTCTCCGTAATATTTAGGTGACATAACTACTTCAATCATATTTCTTGGTACGCCTTGAACAAATTGATTTTTAGTAGTTTCAATTGTTTGGATTGCTTCTTCAATTTCGTCCTTTTTATTATCTTTAGTAGTAGTAAATGCTGTACCGCTTCTTACTGCTTCAGCAAAGAATTTAGTATCTAATTCTACTGCTAGTGCGTCTTGGTGGTTTTTAGTTCTCTTTTCAATTAAACCATTTACGCCATAAGTTTTTAAATCTTTTTCTTCAACTTCTTCGATATATTCGCTATCGTCGTCTAATGCAACAACAACAGGTTTTGCTTTAATTTTTTGTCCTGCACCACCTGAACGTGCTGTTCCATATGCTTTTCCTTCAATGTTTGCAAATCTCTTTGCTTCAACTGTTCCTGAAGTAGGGTCTCCACTTAGGTCAGTATTCTTTAATCTATTTGCTAGAGTAATATGTTGGATATTTTCAATAACTTTGCCATATTCCTCAGCAAGTTTATCTTTACCTGATGTTACAAGTTCGATAGATAAA